ATGGTGGTGCGCGAGCAGCATCCTTGGCTGGCGGCGGGGAAGCTGGATGAGCGGCTGGAGTTGGGGTTCAGGCAGGTGTGGGAGTGGGTGGAGCGGTAGGGCTGGATAGACTGTCGCAGGTCCCAAACCAAGCCCGTCCAATGCCGCAGATTTACCCGCTGGGTCAGCCCCGGTACACCGCCGACCAGGATGGCAAGTTCATTGAGATTCCCGGGCTTGTGTTCCCTGGAGCCACTCTTGGCGAACTGCTTCGAGAGCTGGAGCGCCATACAGGCGCTCGCGTGGTGCCGGATACGCCGCCGAAGTACTTTCGCTACTTCACAGGCCCCGATGCCACGGAGCACGAACTGGTCGATATCCATGTGGAGCGCGACGGGCAGATCCTGTGCCCAAAGCAAGATCTGGACTTTCCGCTGCTTCCCGGTGACAAGGTGATTCCTGGGCCACTGGTCTGCTAGGCGTTCATGAGCGCTCGACCCATCTGCGAAATCTGCGCCAAGTCTTCCCCAGTTGGCGCTACGTCATGCAGTCATTGCGGCTGCTCCTTCGGGGCGGACAGCGTCGCCTTTTCCGCTCGGGCCGACGACACCCCCAAGATCGCTGACTTTGGCTTTCGGCGAGCCAACACCGACATGGAAGCCTTCCGAGAGGCGGAGGCCGTCTTCCTGTCCAGTTTCTCACCGGAGACTTCCGCGGCTGAGCTGGGGTACCGGCGAGAGAGCGTGCTCGAGAACGACAATGCGTACTACATCCCGGTCGGGTGGATAGGGTGCTCGGGTCATCTGGTCACCAAGCGACCCCTGCGCCTCATCGCGTTCGGCTCGTACATCGGTTCGAGTGCCCACATTTGGGCGCACTACCGCGGGATCAGCATGGCGCCGCTTGGCCGGGATCGACGGAACACGCTCAGGATCTTGAGCATCAGTGACCTGGAGAGCACGGTGCGGGTTTTGAAGACCTTTCTAGATCCCAAGCGAGTCGATGATGAACTCTCTCTCGGGCTGTCGTCGCTGCCGCTGGAGCTTGAAGGAATTGATCTCTACTTCGGCATTCAGGGACTGCTGCAAGCCGAAGCCAACGATTGGTTTCGGTTCGAAGTCCGCTAGCGAGCTGACCGGAGGCCCTGCCCTCAAAACTGTATCCACCCGAGGTCTCCTACACTGCATGCACCTCGCAACGTGTGAGCGCCCCGGGAGCCTGAAGGCTGTCCCGGGCGTGCCCGGAAGCGATGGATAAACAGACGCAAGAAAACGAACCCGCCCGGCGCAAGCCCGGCGGGTTTTTTGTTGCCTTTCATTTGTTGCACCGGCGGTCAGGGCCGGCTGCTGGCGGGTGAGCCTCGCTGGTGGGACACATGCCGGGCGCGCTCCCCGGACCTGGCGTGAGCGAGGACGGCAGTTCTTCAGCTGGCGACGCCGGTGAGACCGATGGAGAGCAACTCGGACAACCCAAGAGGAACCGACGTGGACGACGACAACAACAACAACGAACAGCAAGACCTGGCACCGGCTTCCGTGCCCAAGGTGCGTCGAAGCAGCCGCACCAATACCTCGCAGGGCGAGGTGGACTCGGTGCTGAAGACGATGGTGCTGGGTGCGCTGGATGAGGCCGGGGGCCAGGCATGGCTGGCGGTGCAGGCACAGAAGAACCCGACGGCCTTTTTGACCCTCGTGGGCAAGGTGTTGCCGATGACGGTGACGGGGGCTGGGGGTGACGGTGAGGAGCCGGCTTCGATCCGGGTGACGTTTGGCTAAGGATGAAGTGCAGGCGCGCTTCCCTTCGAAGCTGGAGGCGCTGTTCCGACCCGGGCGCTACAAGTTCCTGCGCGGTGGGCGCGGCTCGGGCAAGAGCTGGGGCGTGGCGCGGGCGCTGTTGATCCTGGGCTCGCAGGAGCCGCATCGCATCTTGTGTGCGCGGGAGATCCAGAAGTCGATACGCCAGTCGGTGCACCAGCTGCTGCGGGACCAGATCGCGGCGTTGGGGCTGTCGCACTTCTACCAAGTGCTGGAGCATGAGATTCGCGGGGCGAATGGCACGCGGTTCTTCTTTGCGGGGCTGTCGGAGCAGACGGCGGATTCGATCAAGAGCTTCGAGGGTTGCACTCGTGTGTGGTGCGAGGAGGCGCAGACGATTTCGCTGCGGTCGTGGCGCATCCTGACGCCGACCATACGCACGCGGGGCAGCGAGATCTGGGCGACGTACAACCCGGAGCTGGAGACGGATGCGACGCACCAGATGGCGGTGGTGAACCCGGCGCCGGGGACGGTGAGCATCGAGCTGAACTACGTGGACAACCCGTGGTTTCCGCCGGAGCTGGAAGCGGAGCGGGCGCATGCGCAGCTCACGATGAAGGCGGCTGACTATGCGCACATCTGGCTGGGCAGGTGCAAGCCCGCTGTTGAGGGCGCGATCTACTTTGACGAGATGGCGCGGGCGCTGGCCGAGCAGCGCATCTGCCGCGTGCCGGCGGACCCGGTGTTGAAGACGCATGTGATCTTCGACCTGGGCTGGAACGACGCGATGAGCATCGTGCTGGCGCAGCGAGCTGGTGCGGAGCTGCGGGTCGTCGACTACATCGAGGACTCGCGCCGCACGCTCGCGGACTACAGCGCGCAGCTTAGAGAGCAGCCCCACAACTGGGGCGAGGTGTGGCTGCCGCATGACGGACGGGCACGCAACATCCAGACGGGGCGCAGTGCGGAGGAAACGATGCAGGCACTGGGCTGGGCGGTGCGCATCACGCCGCAGGATGACGTGGAGAACGGCATCCGCAATGCGCGGCTGGTCTTCCCGCGCATCGTGTTTGACGCGGTGCGCTGCGAGCGGCTGCTGGAATGCCTGAAGCGCTACCGGCGCCATGTGCACGCGACGACGGGTGAGGCCGGCGCGCCGCTGCACGACGAATTCAGCCACGGTGCGGATGCGTTCCGCTACCTGTGCACGGTGACTGATCAATTGACCAACGACACCTGGGGCGGGGAACTGAAGTACCCGCGGATGGCCTACGCATGAGCAATCAACAAATGACCGACGACGAGCTGCGCGCGCTGCTGGACCAGGAGATACGCCAGAGCGCGGGCTACCTGTCGGGCAAGCTGAGCCAGGACCGCCAGAAGGCGCTGGCCTACTACCTGGCCAAGCCGGTGGGGGATCTGGCGCCACCGGAGATCGACGGGCGATCGTCCGTGGTGTCCACCGACGTGGCGGACACGGTGGAGTGGATGCTGCCCAGCCTGCTGCGCATTTTTGCGGGCTCGGACAAGGTGGTGGAGTTCAACCCCACGCACCCCAGCGACGAGGCGGCTGCCAGGCAGGCGACGAGCTATGTGAACTACGTGTTCCGCCGCCAGAACCCGGGTTTCCAGATCCTCTACACCTGGTTCAAGGACGCCTTGATGCAGAAGACGGGCATCTTGAAGGTGTGGTGGGAGGACCGCGAGGACGCAGCGCGCGAGACGTACACGGGCCTCAACGACCTGGAGCTGGCCCACCTGCTGAACGACCCCGAGTTGCAGCCGGTGGAGCACGCGACGCGGCCGGATGAGGACGCGATCAAGGCACGGGAGCAGGCACTGCAGCTGGCGCAGAAACAGCTGGCGCAGATGCAGGCCGCTCCCGTGCCCCCTCCACAGCAGGCGCTTGTTCAACAACAGGTGGCTCAGTTGCAGCAGCAGATGGCGGCGGCGCAGGCCGAACCGATGCCGGTGCTGCACGACGTGGTGGTGAAGCGCGTGAAGAAGCGCGCCCAGGTGCGCGTGGACAACGTGGCGCCGGAGGATTTCCTGATCAGCCGGCGCGCGAAGACGATTGCATCGTCGCCCTTCAGCGCGCACCGCGTGCAGCGCACCGTGTCTGAGCTGCGGGCGCTGGGCTACCGGAACCTGGACGCCATCGGCAACGACGAGGCGGGCCAGACGCTGAACCCCGAGCGCGTGGAGCGCGCCAGCGCCGATGACGACTGGGCCGGCATGGCCTGGGCGAACGAGAACAGCGCGGACGAGAGCCAGCGGCTGGTGTGGGTGGTGGAGTGCTACCTGCAGGTGGACTTTGATGGCGACGGCATTGCCGAGTGGCGCAAGGTGACGCGCTGCGGCGACGCGCTGCTGGACAACGAGGAGTGCGACGGGCCGCCGTTTGTGTCGGTCACGCCCATCCCGATGCCGCACCGCTTCCAAGGGCTCTCCGTGGCGGACCAGGCCATGCCCATCCAGAAGGCCAAGACCTCGGTGCTGCGCGCAGCGCTGGACAACCTGTACCTGCAGGTGAACGGCCGCTACTTTGCGGTGGAGGGCCAAGCCAACCTGGACGACCTGCTGGCCAGCCGGCCAGGCGGTGTGGTGCGGGTGAAGAACCCGGGCGCCGCGGGCCGGCTGGACCAGGGCATGGGCGACATCGGCAGCGCCTTCCAGATGCTGGAGTTTTTGGAGACGCAGAAGGAGAACCGCACCGGCTGGACGCGCATGAGCCAGGGCGCGGGCGTGGACGCGTTGCAGAACACGGCCACGGGTGTGAACGTGAACACCAACCGCGCCGATGCGCGGGTGGAGCTGATCGCGCGGGTGTTTGCCGAGACGGGCGTGAAGGACTTGTTCCTGATGATCCTGAAGCTGGTGTGCCAGCACCAGGACAAGCCGGCGCAGATGGAGGTGGCGGGGCAGTGGCAGCTGGCCGACCCGCGCACCTGGCGCAACCAGTTCCACATCAGCGTGAACGTGGGGCTGGGCACGGGCAACCGCGACCAGGTGGTGCAGCATTTGATGGCGCTGATGCAGGTGCAGCAGCAAGGCCTGGCGCTGGGCGTGGCGCTGCCGCAGAACCTGTACAAGGCGGCGGTCAAGCTGGCGGAGAACCTGCAGCTGCCGCAGCCGGAGCAGTTCTTCAACGACCCGGGCACGGGGCCCATGCCTTCAGCGCCGCCGCCCGAGCAGGCGCAGGCGCAGGCCCTGATGCAGGTGGAACAGCACAAGGCCACGCTGCAGGCGCAGGTGGACCAGAACCGTCAGCAGATGGAGGCGCAGCGGCATGCGCTGCAGGTGGAGGCAGACAAGCAGCTGGCGCAGTTCAAGGCCCAGATCGCCGCGGCCGGTGAGGCGCAGCAACTGCAGTTCGACCGCTGGAAGGCGGAGCTGCAGGACGGCACGGCGCGCTGGACGGCGGAGCTGCAGGCGAACACGCAGGTGTTGATTGCGCAGATGCGCCAGGCTGGCCAGGGTGAGGTGCAGGCATGAGCCGCCGCAAGCGACCCCCCAGCACGACGCAGCCGGGCGTGCAGATGGCGTTGACGACGACGCCCACGTCGGTGCTGATTCCTTCCGCGAGCGGCATCGGGTACGCGAAGGCCATCCGCGTGTCGTCCGTCTCTGCCGCCTGCGTGCGCGTGGGCCAGGCGGGGGATGTTGCGACGGCGACGGACTGCCTGGTGCAGGCGGGAGATGCGGTGAAGCTCAATGCGATGGGCTGCACGCATGTGAGCGCGCGGGGACTGACGGGGGCGACGGTGTTGTCGATTACGCCGTTGGATGAGGGGGATTGGGTGCCGGGGGCGGTGGTGGATGTGGATCTGCGCAGCGGGCTGCCGTCTGACTGGACTTTCGCGCGGACGAGCGCGGCAACGCGCATCAATACCCTCGGCCTGGTCGAGACGGTGGCGGCCAACATTCCGCGGTTCGACTACGACCCAGTGACACTGACGTCGCGTGGCCTGCTGATGGAGGCGCAGGGCACGAACCTGGCGACCTGGAGCGCCGACTTCACTAACGGTAACTGGGCGCTGCTGGGTTCGGCATCACGCGGCCCGACCGCGAGCCGTGCCAACCCGGACGGCGCGGGCACCGCCACGCAGGTCAACCTGGCGGCCGGCGGCGACATGGTGCGGCAGATCGTGGCGGGCATCACCGCGGCGACCAACTACACCGTGTCGGTCTGGGCCCGCAAGGCCGTGGTTGGTGGCGCCACCAACCTGCGCATCACGACGAACAACACGGCGGCGTGGAATACCGGCTTTAGCCAGGCGTTCGCGCTGACGAACCAGTGGCAGCGCTTGAGCGTCACGGGCCAGATTGCATCGGGCACGTCGATGTACGCGATGTTCGGCGCCGTCGACGCGACGAGCGCCTCGGATGCGAGCTGTGTGGGCAGCGTGGAGCTGTGGGGAGCGCAGGTGGAGCTGGGCAGCCAGGCCACGAGCTACATCCCGACCACTGCGGCGGGCGCCACGCGCGCGGCCGAGACCTGCCGCGTCAGCCTGGGCGCCTGGTTCAACCCGAACGCGGGCACGTTGGTGTCGGAATACCAGACCGCGGTGCCTGCCAACGGCCGCTTCGTCTGGTATCTCGCGAACGCGGGCCGCACGGGGCTGCAACCCGCGCTGCGCTCCAACGAGAACGTCATCGCGGGCAGCATCAGCTTCACGCCGAACTACGGTGGCACCGGCGTGCAGAAGGTGGCACTCGCGATGGCGAACGCCGACTGGGCCAGCGTGGGCACGGCAGACCTGAATGCCGTCAACACCAACACGACGCAGGCAATACAGACAGACATGGCGAGCCTGGCACTCGGCGAGGACGGCAATGGCGGCCTGCAGCTCAATGGCTGGCTGCGCCGCCTGACCTATTACGCCTGCCGCCTGCCCAACACCGCGCTGAGGGCCCTGACCGCATGACCTCCGAACCCACCCCTCTTGACGAAGACCAGCAACTGCGCCGCGCAGCTGCCGCGACCGAACTGCTGGAACACCCGCTGCTGCGCGAGGCGTTTGATGCCTTGCGGGAGCGGATAGGCAGCGAACTCTTTGCGTCGCCAGTGCGCGACAGGGAAGGACGGGAACAGCTATGGCTGATGCGAAGGCTGCTGGACGCGGTCGAAGGCAACTTGCAGACGCTGGTGAAGACCGGCGAGCTGATCCACCTCGAGCGCGAAAGAAAGCGCTCGATGCTGGACAGGGCCAGGGACTGGGTGACGGGGGTGCTGGATTGAGCACCGCGCCGCGCGACGAGACATGGGCCGAGCTGGAGCCGCGCGTGCGCGCGCTGGAGGCCACCACGGCGCGCAATGACTCGCACCGCCGCATCGTGAAGGTGGCGCTGCGCCACCCGCCAGGCCAGGAGCTCTTCGTGGGCGACATGGCCAGCGCGCCCATCGTGCGCGCCAAGGAAGACGCGGTGCAGTGGAGCGATGGCTCCTGGCAGCCGATCTGATCTTTTTTCTTCAACCCTCAACAGGAGAACCCACGTGGAACCTGATCTCGACAACGAACTCGACACCACCCCCGAACACGAAGCCCAGGACCCGACCGATGCGCTGGTGAGGCTCATGGGCGGCGACCCCGCCGACGAAGGCGAGGAGCAGCCGCAGGAGCAAGAGCCCGCAGCGCGCACCTACAAGGTCAAGGTGGACGGCCAGGAACTGGACGTCTCCGAAGCCGAGCTGCTGGCGGGCTACAGCCGCCAGGGCGACTACAGCAAGAAGACGGCGGCGCTGGCGCAGGAGCGCGCCCAGCTTGAACACGCTGCGCGTGCCGTGCTGGCCGAGCGTCAGCAGCATCAACACCAGTTGGCCCAGATCAGCCAGGTGCTGGGCCTGCAGTTGCAGGAGCAATCCCGCACGGACTGGCAACACCTGCTTGACACCAACCCGCAGGAGTACCTGAAGCAGCGGCACCTCTTCGAGCAGAGACAAGCCGCCTTCCACGCCGCCCAGCGGGCCCAGGTGCAGGCTCATACCCAGGCGAAGCACGCGCACGCGCGGCAGTTCCACCAGCGCCTCCAGAACGAGCACCAAGCCCTGCTTGACAAGCTCCCCGACTGGAAGGACGCCGACAAGGCGACTGCCGAGCAGGCCAAGGTGCGCGCCTACCTGAAGGGCCAGGGCTTCAGCGACGACGAGGTGGGCGGCGTGGCCGACCACCGCGCGGTGCTGATGGCACGCAAGGCCATGCAGTTCGACGAGCTGCAGGCCAAGGCGAGCGCGAACGCGGACAAGGTGAAGAACCTGCCCGCGCCGCGCGTGCTGCAACCCGGCGGCCGGGACCTGAGCCCAACCGACGGCCGCTCGCGTGCGATGAAGACCCTGGCCCGCACCGGCTCCACCGACGCCGCAGCCGATGTGCTGATGGCGCTGATGAGCCGCTGAACCTCAACCCCGAATTCATCAGAAGGAGGCAGCGATGGCTGCACCAACCAATACCTGGATCAGCACCTCCGGTGCCGGCATCGGCAACCGCGAAGACCTGAGCGACGTGATCTACATGATCAGCCCGACCGAGACGCCCTTCCTGTCGGGCATCGGCAAGACCAAGGCCACCAACACGCTGCACGAATGGACGACCGACGTGCTGGATGCGGCCGCCAACAACGCGCAACTCGAAGGCGATGACGCCGTGGCGGTGCCCACGCTGCCGGGCACGCGCGTGGCCAACCGCACGCAGATCAGCCGCAAGGTGGTGCGGCTTTCGGGCACGCAGCAGGCGATGAAGAGCGCCGGCAACCTCTACACCATGGCCAAGCAGATGAGCAAGCAGATGGCGGCTCTGAAGCGCGACATGGAGTGGGGCCTGATGCAGAACACCACGCGCGTGGACACGGGCAACCGCCAGAGCCGCGGTCTGGAGGGCTGGATCGCCAGCAACAACAGCCTCGGCGCCGGTGGCGGCGCGCCCAACCCGGGCTCCAACGCCGCGCCCACCGACGGCACGCAGCGCGCCTTCACCGAGGCGCTGCTGAAGACGACGCTGCAGTCCATCTGGAACAACGGCGGCAAGCCCGACACCATCATGGTGGGCGGCACGCAGAAGCAGGCGTTCTCGACCTTCACGGCCGGCTTCACGCAGATGGGCAACGCCGACGACTCCAAGCTGGTGGCCACGGTGGACGTGTACGTGAGCGACTTCGGCACGCTCAAGGTGGTGCCCAACCGCTTCCAGCGCGCGCGCACCGCTTTCGTGCTGGAGATGGAGAAGTGGGCCGTGGCCTATCTGCGCAGCTTCGACACGGTGGACCTGGCCAAGACCGGCGACAGCGACGCCAAGCAGGTGGTCGTGGAGTACACGCTGGAGGCGCGCAACGAAGCGTCCTCGGGCGCCGTGCGCGACCTGACCTGATCTTCGATCTGACCTGACCCTGGCGGCCTGCGGGCCGCCCTTTTCTTTTTAAGGAGGCGCCATGGTGGGCGATTCCCTGACGATCACGGCGCCTGGCGCCGTCATCAACTTCACCGGCACGTCGGCCAGCACGACGGTGCCCAACAGCAGCGCCGGCTCGCCGCCCAAATACGTGCGACTGGCCAGCACCCAGCCCTGCTATGTGCGCGTGACCAAGGGCGCCAGCGCCGCGGTGGCCGGCGACCTGCTGGTGCAGCCGGCCGACAGCGCCGTGGTGCGCACGCATGGGCTGGACACGATCAGCGCGGTGCAGGTCACCGCCGGCGGCGTGCTGCAGATCTCGCCCGTGGAGGATCAGTGATGTCCGGCGTGAAGACCGTGCTGCACGACGGCGAGGCCCCGGGCCAGCTCGTCATCGAGCGGGTGCAGGACTGCACGCCCATCGCCGAGCACGCGACCGCGTTGCGCAACAACGGCCTGGTCGGCAGCAGCGAGATGCGCCACGCCGCCACCTTCCCCATGGTGCTGATCGAGCGCTACTGCAACGAGCGCGGCATCGCGTTCGAGCACTGGATGAAGGACCCGGCGCATGCGCGCGCCATGCTGGCGGACCCGGCGCTGAGCGCTTTCCGCATCTGGGAAGGGCGGGTGTAGGCCATGGCGCTGGACGGAACCTACAACGGCCTCGTGGGCGCGATCGCCGGCTGGCTGCATCGCGCAGATCTGGCTGCCGACATCCCCGACTTCATCGTGCTGGCCGAGGCCCGCATTGCCCGCGACCTGCGCCTGCGCGGGCAGCTCGTGAAGGCGACGCTGGCCTGCACGCCGGGCCAGCGTGAAGTGCCGCTGCCGGCCGACTACCTGGAGAGCGAGAACCTCACCATCACGGTAGGCGGCGTGGAGCGCCACCTGGGCTATGTGACCAGCGAGACGGCCGACGTGCGCATGCCCTTCGGCGGCGCCAGCGGCGCGCCGGCCTTCTTCACCGTGCTGGGCAACAACCTGCTGCTGGGCCCCACGCCCGACGCGGCCTATGTCGTGACGCTGGACTACTACGCGCGGCTGGCCGCACTGGGGCCGGGCAACCCCGGCAACTTCCTGCTCGCCACGGCGCCGGGCGTCTACCTCTGGGCCGCCCTGGCCGAGGCCGCGCCCTTCCTGGCCGACGACCCGCGCGCCGCGACCTGGGAGGCCAAGTACCAGGCCGATGCCGGCGCTTTGCAGGCGGCCGACGACGAAGCCGCGCGCAGCGGCGCGTCCATGCGAGTGAGGTCTCTATGAGTGTTGAAGCCGCCACCTACATCGCCCAGCTGGACCCGACCAACCCACCGGGCGGCGGCCCCAAGAGCGAGGGCGACGACCACCTGCGCCTCCTCAAGGCCACGCTGAAGGCCACCTTCCCCAACATCGGTGCGGCGGCCGTGAGCGCCACCACGACCGAGCTGAACGGCGTGGTGGGCCTCACGTCGCCCGTGCAGGCGCAACTCGACGGCAAGGCGCCGCTCGCCTCGCCTGCGCTGACCGGCTTGCCGACGGCGCCCACGGCCGCGGGCGGCATCGGCTCCACGCAGCTCGCCACCACCGCCTTCGTGCAGGCGGCGGTTGCAGCCGTCAACGCCACCACGGGCCTGGCGCGCAGCACCAACGCGGCGGCCTCTTTCATTGTGGGTGCCGGCCAGATCGTGGCCGCCACCAACACAGGAGCCGTGGCCGTGACCTTCCCCGCGGCGCCCACGGTGGGCACCGGCGCGGGCGTGCATTTCGAGAACGGCCGCATCGACAACACCGTCGACTTGGGGGCAAACGGCATCAAGGGCCCCAACGGCAACGTCGTCACCGGCGTCGTGACCGTCGACCAGGTCGGGCCGGTGCTGTGGTTCTGGTACGGCGACTATTGGAGGGCCGCGTGATGGCAGGCAACTACTCATCACTGGGCCTGGGCGGCAGTGCGCCAACAAGGGCCATCGTCAACGCGTTCTCGTCCAGCGGCACGTACATCAACAACATCAATGCATCGAGCTCCACCAACATGGCCAAGGAGGTGCTCAGCGGCCCGCTTACCGCCAACGTGCTGTCCACGCTGCTCAGCATCACGGTGCCGGGGCAGATCCCCTTCCTGACGGCCTATACCAAGGACGCCACGTCGCGAACCCTGCGCCTGCAAGTCATCGTGGACGGCGCGATCGTGTTCGATGCCACCTCCAGCAACATCTCGTCAACCTACTACGGCCTCGTCGCCGCGGGCCAGGCTGCGGGCACCGCGCTCGGCCCCGGCAACCCCATCCGCTTCAACTCGTCCTGCGTCGTCAAGGTCGCCTCGTCGCTGACCGAGACCGACAAGGTGGCGGTGGGCTACAGCCTGAACTGATGAGGGAGAACAAGACATGAGTGTCGAATCAGCCATCTACATCGGCCAGCTGGACCCGACCAACCCGCCGGGCGGGGGCCCCAAGAGTGAGGGCGACGACCACCTGCGCCTCATCAAGGCGGCGCTGAAGGCGACGTTTCCCAACTTCGGTACGGCGGCGGTGCTGGCCACAGAGACCGAGCTGTCGCGGCTGTCCGGCGTGACCTCTGGCGTGCAGGCGCAACTGGACGCCAAGGCGTCATCGGCGTCCGCTGCATTGACCGGCAACCCTACGGCACCTACCCAGGCGGACGGCTCGGGCGGCAACTGGATTGCCACCGGCGCCTACGTCGAGACGGCGATCGCCCGCGTCAACCTGGGCGGCCTGTCGGCGACGCAGCGCCGCCGCAACGCGCTGGCCGTCCTGAACTTCATTGACTACTGAGGAACTCCCATGTCCAGCCCCGACTACGCCATCACCCCGGCTTTGTTCAACGCGCCGCCGCCGGCCACCTTCATCGCCTCCACCGGCACGAGCGCCAAGATCGTCGTTGACCAGTTGCCGACCACGGCGGCCACCGCCACCTCGCCGCAGCTCTACGGCGGCGGCACGGTCGTCGACCTGGTCGCCAGCAGCAGCGACGCGGCGCCCAAGGACGTGCAGCTCTACCTGGGCACCGTGGCCACCACGCAGAGCCTCGGTGCGACCGGCAACCTGACGGCCACCACCGGCAGCCTCGCACGCGCCTCGGGTTCGTTCATCAGCGACGGCTGGCTGCAGGGTGACCTGGTCATGACCTTTGCGCCCTTCGGAACTGCGGCCAACCCGGCCATGGACGGCATCCTGGGCATCGTGACGGCCGTGGCCGCCGGCAGTCTGACCTTCAATGGCACGCCCTTCAGTGCCCAGACCTTGGCCGCCGGCACCCGTGTGGTACGCGTGAAGCCGCATTTCAGGCAGACCGTTGCGGCGACGGCTGGCACGGCCAACAACGTCGCATCCCAGGGCTTTCTCGGCCAGGTCAACGACGGCAGCGTGGTGCGCTCCGAGATCAAGCTGGGCACCAGCAACCTGCTGATCGCTGCCCTGGTTGCGGCTCCATCGGCACTGCCGGCCTACGTCTCGGTGGGCGCCGTCGTGGCTTTGTACTGAGGGAGCCACCCATGAGTGCATTCAATAGCGGGCTGCCCAACCAGCCTGACAAGGTGGTCCCGCCGCCGACGCCGGCCAACCTCACCACGATCGTCGTTGTGGGGCCGGGCAGCTTCGTGCCGAGAGCTTCGACGAAGTGGATGCGTGTCACGCTGTTGGGCGGCGGCGGCGGCGGGGGCGCACTGGGTAGCGCCTGGTCCGGCAACGCAAGCGGGGGGCAGGCCGGCCAGCCGATGAGCATGTGGATGCTCAAGACGCAGTCGGCCTATGCCTACCAGGTCGGCCAGGCCGGCGTGGCGGGTGCTGCAGGTGGCCCGATCTCAGGCACCGCTGGCGGCAACACGACGTTCGGCAGTCTGACGGCCTACGGTGGCTTGCCGGGCACGGCTCAGGGCTCCGGGGCCAACTCCTACGAGCCCCGTGGGCAGAGTTGCTGCTATGGCCAGGGTGGCGTGGGTGGTGGCGGCTTTGCCACCGGCTACGGTGCAGGTGGCGGCGGCGCCGTCAGCTCCAACGCCCCCGGCGGCAACGGCTCCGGCGGCCTCCTCATCATCGAGGAGTACTGATGCCCCTCATCACCCTCCCCGCCACCGGCCAATACGGTGTGCTGGCCGACCAAGCTGCGCAGGAACTGCCGCTGAACGCCTGGAGCGGCGTGCGCAACATGCGGTTTCGCGACGGCTACAGCGAGCGCTTTGGGGGCGAGGCGCCCATCTTCACGGCGCCGTCGATCACGCCCTACTGGCTCGCGCCCTACACCACGTCCACGGCGCGGTTCTGGGTGCATGCGGGTCTGCAGAAAGTGTTTGTGGACGACGGCACGACGCGCACCGAGATCACGCCCGGCACATTGTTCACCGGCGCGCAGGACGATCGCTGGACGGGCGGCAGCCTGAACGGCGTGCTGGTCATGAACAACGGCAAGGACCAACCCCAGTTCTGGGGGGGCAACATCGCCAGCGACCTGGCCACGCTCACCGGCTGGAATGCCAATTGGCGCGCAGCCAGCGTGCGGCCGTTCAAGAACTACCTCGTCGCGCTGGACCTCACCAAAGCCGGCACCCGCTACCCGCACATGGTGAAGTGGAGCCACGTGGCCGATCCCGGCACCGTGCCCACGAGCTGGGACGAAAGCAACGCGGCACTCGACGCCGGCGAGCAAGACCTCGCCGAGACCCCCGACCTGCTGGTGGACCAGCTCCCCTTGGGCGACATGAACGTCGTCTACAAGGAGCGCTCCATGTACGCCATGCAGTACATCGGCCAGCCCTTCATCTGGCGCTTCAGCCGGCTGCCGGGCGACGTGGGCATGCTGGCGCGCGGCTGCGCGGTCGCAACGCCTCAAGGCCATGTGGTGCTGACGGCCGGCGACGTCATCCTGCACTCCGGCCAGGGCCCCCAGAGCCTGCTCACCGGCCGCATGCGCCGGTGGCTGTTCAACAACCTGGACTCCACCAACTACCGCCGCGCCTTCGTCACTGCCAACCCCAACAAGAACGAGGTCTGGGTGTGCTTCCCGGCCGTGGGCGCCTCGGTGTGCACGCTGGCCCTGGTGTGGAACTGGGCGGACAACACGCTGGGCGTGCGCGACCTGGCCAACGTCAGCTACGGCGCCTTTGGCCAGATCAACTACGCCGCGGCCAACAGCTGGAACGCCGACACCGAGACCTGGGACGACGATGGCACCGCCTGGAACCAGGACGAGTACAGCCCCGCCGACGCTCGCCTGCTGCTCGCCGCCGCCACGCCGCAGGTGCTGCTGGTGGACACCAGCGCCACGTTCAACGGCGCGCCCATCGCGGCGACGCTGGAGCGCACGGGCATGGCCTTCGATGATCCTTACAGCGTCAAGATGCTGCGCGCCGTCTACCCCCGCGTGGACGCCGCCGCCGGCACCCAGCTCAGCATCGAGGTCGGCGCCAGCATGGACGCCGAGCGTGCGCCCGTCTGGCAGCCGCCCGTCACCTACACCGTCGGCAGCTCGCTCAAGGCCGACACCTTTGCCACAGGCCGGTTCCTGGCGCTGCGCATCCGCTCCAGCGGCAAGCAGCCCTGGCGACTCAAGAGCATCGACCTCGACATCGTCAAGCAGGGAGCTTATTGATGGCCTACGTCCCCAAGCCCGCGCCGCTGGACGCGGGCGACTTCCAGTCCTGGGCCCAGCAGGAGTTCCAGGCGCTCGCCCAGGCCTGGGAGCAGACCCAGCCCTATGTGCTGCTGGACACCCTCTACGCGCAACCGAAGAAGCCCCGCGAGGGCATGGTCGTCAAGGCCGACGGCACGACCTGGAACCCCGGCAGCGGTGCCGGCGTGTATTGCCGCCGCGGCGGCGCCTGGACTTTTTTGGGATAAGACATGGCAACCACCCCACCCATCAACTACGCGCAGGCGCTCGCCGATTACGTCGCCCAGCAAAAGGCCGCCTACCAGGCGCCCGAGCTGACCTGGCGCCAGATGGAGAACGGCGGCTACACGCCCCCGCCCGACGACTGGACCTACGCCCAGCAGTGGGACGACCAGCAGGCCGATCCCGTCGTGAGGGGCGCGCTGCAGACCCTGCTATCGCAGCACGAGCAGATGCGGCAGTCGGAGAACTCCACCATCGACACCTTCGATCCCAACCGGCTGGGCGACGAGATCAACAACGCCTGGCGCGAGCGCGTCTACGGCAAGCTCGACGACGGCTGGGACACGGCCACCGCCAGCGACGCCATCAAGAACGCCATCAAGCTCAAGGGCCAGCTCGTCGGGCTCAACGACCCCTACGTCAAGCAGGGCGCCTTCAGCATGGACAACAAGGCCGGCGGCGCCGACCAGCACTACGGCAGCCTCGCGCTGCAGCTGGCCGACCGCGGCATCAGCGACATCTCCCAGCTCAGCTGGGGCGGTGACAAGGGCGACAAGCTCTACTTCAACGGCCAGGACATCGGCGCGCTCAATGACGCCCGCGGCCACGGCTGGACCGACTACGACTACGTCAAGGGCCCCGACGGCAAGCCCGTCTTCATCCCCCGCTGGGGCGACAGCTCCGACAACAAGAAGATCGCCACGGGCCTGGCCATCGCGTCCATGTTCGTGCCCGGCCTCAATGTCGCCGTGGGCTCCATGCTCGGCGCGTCCGGCGGCCTCGCGGCAGCACTTGGCGGCGGCATCATCAACGGCGCCATCTCGGCCATCGGCGGCGGTAACTTCGGCAAGGGCTTCCTCACCGGCGCCATCGCCCCCGTGGGCGGCATGGACGCCGCCGGCGCCATGGGCGTGACCGACAAGCTCGCCAGCGGCGTCATCAACGGCGCCGTCAAGGGCGGCCTGTCCAGCGCCATCAACGGCGGCAACGTGGGCAAGGGCATCCTCACCGGCGCCGCCAGCGGCGGCTTGCAGGGCTTCAACCCCGCGGGCGTGCTGGACATCGACAACAAGGCCCTGGCCGGCGCCGTCAACGGTGCCGTCAACAGCGGCCTCAACGCCGCCATCCGCGGCGGCAACGCCGGCGCCGCGGCGCTCTCGGGCGCCATCAGCGGCGGCATCAACGGACTCAACCCCGGCGAGATCCTGTCCAAGGACAAGGCCGTGCAGGGCGTCGTCAACGGCCTGGTGGCTGGCGCTCTCAAGGGCCAGAACGGCAAGCAACTGCTGAACCAGGCCCTGCCCGGGATGCTCAAGGCCGGTGGCTCGCTGATCGGCTCGGCGCTCAACAACAGCACGACCGCCAGCTACAGCAACGAAGGCCGCAACTACAGCGGCCCCAATGGCTTGGACCCGGTGGGCAACTCGCCGGTCTATGCCAGTGGCGACAGCGGCGACAACTACAGCCACGAAGGCCGCAACTACAGCGGCATCAAGGCCCTCAGCGCCGTCGGCAACTCGCCCGCCTACACCGGCGACGACACCCCCTTCATCGACCTTTCCGGCTACCAGGACTACAGCAACGAGGGCCGCAACTACAGCGGCCTCTACGGCCTCAACCCGGTCGGCAACTCGCCGGTCTACAGCAGCGACGAAAACTACGGCAACGAGGGCCGCGCCTACTTCAACCCCGCCGTCTTCAGCCCCGTTGGCAACTCGCCCGCCTACAGCTGGGGCGACAGCGACGAGAACTACAGCCACGAGGGCCGCGGCTACGTCGACCCCGACGACGACAGCCGCTACGTGGCGCCACCGAACCTGCCCGAGCTGATCGACATCGGCCCGCCGCTGGACAACGCGCGCATCGATGAGATCCTCAACCGCGAGCTGCCCGACATTGGCGACCCGCCGGGTGAAATGACCGGTGGCGTCAACACCGACCCCAACTGGATGCAAGCCATCCTCAACGGGCTGGGCGGCCTGGTTTCCACGGGCAGCAAGTCTGGCGGCATTGGCGGCAGCCTCGCCAGCCTCATCGGCGCCGGCGTGGGTGCTGCGCAAAGCGGCAAGCCCCAGACCACCACCATCGAGAACCAGATCGACCCGCGCATGGCCCAGTACCTCTACGGCACGGGCGTGGGCGATCCCAACTCCCTGCTGGGCGCGGCGCAGCAGCTCTGGCAGCAAAACCGCACCGGCCTCAACCCCGCCATGCAGCAGGGCCTGGACATGCAGCGCGCCACGCTGCAAGACCCCGCCTACGCCCAGCCCTACCAGCAGATGCGCAGCGTGGGCACGGGGCTGCTGGGCGCGAACGTCGCCGGCAATCCCTTCCTGTCCACCAACGGCTCCATGTCGCAGGCGGGCGGCGTGGGCGGCCTGCTGGGCGACAACCCGCAGGACCGCGCCAAGGCCCTCATCGCCGCCGGCCGCGGCCTGCTTTGAACTTTGGGAGACCCAACCATGCCCAACCCCTATCTCCAAGACCAGGCCAACGCCATCACCCAGCAGGCCACGCAAAACCTCAACAACAACATCCTGCCCGGCATCAACGCCGGTGCCATGGCCGCCGGCGGCTTTGGCGGCAGTCGCCAGGGCATTGCCCAGGGTCTGGCCATCGGGCAGACCAACCAAGGCATCACCAACAGCCTCGCCGGCATGTACGGCCAGGCCTACGAAGGCGACCAGAACCGCGCCTCCCAGCAGGCCATGCAGCAGGCCCAGCTGGCCGCGCAGCAGCAGCAGCTCCAGGCCCAGCTTGCCGCCCAGGCCCAGCAGCAGGCCGCACAGCTCGCGGCCCAGCAGCAGATGGCCGCCATGCAGAACGCCACCACGCGCGACCTCGGCTTCGGCAACCTCAACCTTGGCGTCACCCAGGCCGCCAACCAGTACGCGTTGGGCCAGGGCAACCTCGCCAACCAGGTGCAGGCCACGCAGAACAGCTACGACCTCGGCCAGGCCACCCTCGCCAACCAGGCCCTGGCCAACCAGAACAGCTACAGCCTCGGCCTGGGCAACCTCGCCAACCAGCAGCAGGCCACGCAGAACAGCTACGACCTGGGCCTGGGGAACCTGGGCCTCAACAGCCAGGTCGCCCAGCAGAACTTCTACACCGCCCAGCGCGGCCAGGACCTGAACCAGCTCGGCATCGGCGCCCAACTCGCCGCGCAAGGCAACCAGGGCCTGCTCGCCCAGGGCCAGCAACTCTACGGCCTGGGCCTCAACCAGTTCCAGGCACCGTACAACGCGCTCAACCTGTACGGCGCCGCGCTGCAGCCCTATGCCAACACCGGCGGCACCAAGACCACCAACACGTCGCCGGCGTCCACCCTCACCAGCAAGGTGAATGGCGCAGTCAACGGCGCGGACGCGCTCACCAAGCTGTGGGACCTGCTCACCCAGTCGTCGCAGCCCCCGGTCCGCTCGGCGAACTGACTCTTTTCAGGACACCACCCATGCCTGACTTCTTCTCCTTCCTCGCCGACCCCCAGGCCCGTCGCCGGCTGATGGCGGGAGCCCTGGACGACGACACCGACAACGACACTCTCGGCGGCCTGCTGGGCCCGGCCCGCGACGACGGCGACGTCCCCGTGGCGCTGGGCTTGCTCTCTGCACCCAGCGCACCACAGCGCCTCCCCAGGGGGCTGCTGGGCAATGACGACGACGCAGCCCAGCCGTTCGCGATGGACGAGTTGCAAACGCAGCTCACGGGGCCCATGCTGTTCTCAGCCCCTCAGGACACGCCGCCCTTCTCGCAATTGCTGCAGCAGATCTCGCTGCAGAACGCGGCCCGCGACGACCGGGCGGCTGACGTGGCCAACGACAGCCCTCCGACGTCCGAACAGTCGCAGGCCATGTTCCGGCAGATGGAGCGCGGCGACCGACAGCGCGCCGACACCGGTGCCACGTCCATGGACTACCGCGACGATGACCAGGGCCTGTTCGGTGCCGCGCTGCGCGCCGCCGGCGGCGACCGCCAGCGTGCGCTCGCCATCCTTGATGCCTGGACCGGCTCCGGTGGCTTTACCACTGACCGCAACGGCAGCCCCGTTGTCAGCGACGGCCAGTCGCTGCCATGGGTGGGCACCGCCCTGAGTGCCGATGCACTGGCGCAAGCCGTGCAGTGCGGCGCACTGGCGCTCAGCGAAAACAGCGCCAGGCTGGCGGCCAATGCGCAGGACGAGCGTGCGAACGAAATACAGCGCCTGCGCAATCGCTCAAATGCGGCGCAGGTGTCGAGCTTCTTGGAGGCGCCGTTCGGAGGGGACAAGGATGGTTCGCTGCCATCTCGGCCCGCGCCGGGCTCCGCCGAATGGTGGATTTCCCGCGGCGGAAGAGGGGTTCCCGTTGATCCAAGAATCCCCGGCATGACCGCGATCGACACGGTGGCGGAACAGGAACGTGCGGCGCGCGACGAGAAGGCGGCGGACGACCTGAAAGGTGCGCTGAGCTTGCCGTTCAATACCCTGTCGCAAACAGCTCGTGCTGCCGGCATGCCGAGTCGACAGTTCGACCGGATGTTGGAGGCCGAATACGGGCTGACGGGCGCGGTGGCGGCGCCGCTGGCGGGGTTCGAGACCGGCACGGCACGCCCGGCGTTCGAGCCCGAGGGTTGGAAACCCGTCGCTGAGTTCGCACCCGAGCTGCGCAGCTTCGCTGAGGGTGTCGAGTCCAAGGTCACGCCCGCGCTGCAAGACATTGCTCAAGCCAACGGCGGCCGGATGGTCGGGCTGGAGGCACGCCTTAAAAGCGAGGGCTCGCTGGGTCGCAAGCTCATGGACTTCCCAGAGCGTCCCATCAACGACGCCTTGCGGTATACGATGAGCTTTGAACCGGGCAGCTTCAGCCAGGGCGTGCGAGGTGCGATGCGCTCCATGGAAGATCAGGGTTACCAGTTGCGGGGCTTGAACAACAGTTTCAGGGACGGTGCCGCATACAAGGGCATCAACGCAACCTATGCGGGCAACGACGGTCTGGAATTCGAACTTCAGTTCCACACCCCCGACAGCTTCGCGATGAAGGACGTGGTGAACCACCCGTTCTATGAGCAACAGCGCCTGCTCGATGAATCGAACCCGCAGTGGGAGCTACTGAAACAGCAGATGATCCAGAACTCAAGCCGGGTGCCCAACCCGCCCGCCGTCGAGAAGATCAAGTCCGTCAGGAGGCCGCAATCACCGTGAAATGGCGCTACTTCATGCTCTACGGCAGCGGCAGACCTTACGAGATCTACCGGCTCGTTGATGACGGCAAGCCTTTCCATGCACATCGCGAACCGTTTGGCCTTTATCTGGCTCGCAAGAGCGGTGAATGGACAAACCACACGGACGACCTTCGCGGGGTGCTGAACGCCTCGCTGTCCGGCGACTTCGTTCCCGAAGAAGACGAAATCACCGAAGAGCAGGCGCTGGCCTATCTGGAGAAATGGCGCACCGTCGGTCCCTGGCCGGGAAGGCCTTGGTAGGTGGCGTGGCGACCTGTGCCATCAACCCACCCAGACCTTGGATAAAAGAACCAGTCCGCCTCGACCAGGGCCCGTCAACGCCGCGGGGATGGCGTGCGTTGCCACTCAACAGCCTGCCAGACTGACGGACTGACGCCACTGCAGGCATTGAGGCAGCAGATCCATGGGTAGCGAGGCCACACGTCCCTTGAAGAAGTCCTTGATTGGCGGTCCCAGCCAAACTGGCAAACCAGCCGCCGAGGAAGAAAAATGAGTGCCCTGCGTTGGGCGCTCTGTATTGCCCTGGCCCTGTCGGTGCTGTTCGCGTCGACCATCCTGTGGATCGCCCTGAGCGAGAACTCGCAGGAAGAGTTTTACGGTTCCGAATTTGGCATCCAGTGGGTCTACATCTTCACCCTGTGGTTCGCGGCATTCTTCTGGGCGTTTATCGGGCCCGCCGTGGTGCTGATCGCCGTCAAGCTCTTCCAGCTCGCGAAACGAAAGTGGGTTGAGCGACCCGGCCCCTGACTGCGCACCACTGACTCTCCAATGCAACCCGCCTCCAGCGGGTTTTTTCTTGTCTGGACATCGCGATGCCTGACCTTTTCTCCTTTCTCGTCGACCCGCAAACCCGCCGCCGGTTGATCCCGGACGCCCTCGACGACGACACCGGCGCACCCGCTGGCTTGCTGGGCTCGGCCCGCGACGATACCGACGCCTCGGTGGTCCTGGGCCTGCTATCCGCGCCGAGTGCCTCACAACGCCTCTCCAGAGGCTTGCTGGGCGGTGACGACGGCGCAAGCCTGCCCATCGGGACGGACGATCTCCAAACCCTGCTGACGGCGCCCGCGCAGATCGCCGCCCCTCAAGACGACGCGCAGTTCGCGCAACTGCTGCAGCAGATCGCCAACCAGAACGCGGCGCGCAGTGACCGGGCCGCAGCAGACGACGCTGACAACCCACCGCCGCAGTCCGTTGCCTTCACGCCGGACTACAACGCCCAGCGTGCCGGCCTCGGCGCCAGGCCTGGCAATGCCGAAGCGGACGGCACGGCGGCCCCGGCCACGCAAGGCCAAGGCCCGTTGTCAGCGGCCGACTATCGCAACGGCTCCGATATCGACAGCGACCCCGCCGCATTGCAACGCCCGCAAGATCCACCAGTTGATGACGGCCGCGCCGATATCGAGCGCGAGAACCGTCTGTTGGCATCGCGCACGCGAACCATCACCGGTACGTCGCCTGCGGGCATGATCACGCAGGACGGCCACAACTACTACTTGATCTCGCGGGACAAGGATGGGCTGGGTGTCTATCAGCAGCAGGACTTGGCTGCTCCCGGCGAGGTGGGCGACAAGGTTGCGCTGCCCCGCGTCACCGTCACGGGCCTGTCGCAGGCGACAGCGGCGGCGAACGACGCCGAGATGCTGCGCCTGCAAAATCGCTCGAAGGCCGCGGACGTGGCGCGGCAAAACCCAGCCCCGGTTACCCAGGCGGATACGTCGCAAAGGCTTCGTGATCGGCAGCCCGCCGCCATGCCGACTGGCACCCCCGCCGCGCAAACCCAGCTTGCGCCCAACAAGTACGCCGGCTACGACCTCGGTACCAAGCGTGGAATGTTGAACTTCGTTGCCGACGTGGCCAAGGCCAACAAGAAGGGCTTGCCCGTCGATGAAGACATGGCCGCGACCGCACAGCAAATTGCACGCAGCTACCTTGGAATCAACGGCAACCCTGAGCAGGTTGCCAACCAGGTACGGGGCATGTCGTCCAAGACGCTGAACAAGGCTTACGAAGATACGGTCCCCCCGATGGCGCGCTGGCAGCAGGCGAGCCAGTTTCTGGTCGATGCGTCCAACAAGGCGGGCGTGGACGCGGGCATCGTTGCGGCAATCGCGAATTACGAGTCGGGCTTCGACCCACAGGCCAGGCCCATTGCGAAGACTCACCCGACCGAGAACAAGATTCGCCAGTTCGATGGAACGATGGCCATATCGTCGGGCTACGGCTACGGTCAGTTTCTGGATGACACCTGGCTCGGCTCCTTGCAGAAGCACGGCAAGGACTACGGCGTCGCAAATGCCCGCGCGCTGACCGGGCCGCAGGCTGACGCCCTCCGCAAGGATCTGTCACTTCAGGCCGGCATGCTGGCCGAACTGACGAAGGAAAACATTCCGTTGGGGCGCAAGCTAGGCGGCCCCGACGACGCAGCCAACGTCTATGCCTTGCACAATCTTGGCGGTGGAGAGGGCTCCAAGTTCCTGCGGGCCTTGAGGGCAACGCCCGATACACCTGTCGGCAAGGTGTTGTCGACGAAGACGGTGGCTGGGAACCCCTCTCTTTACGGCAAAGGGGATATCAGCGTCCAAGCCGCCTACGACAAAATCGCGGCAGCTATGAAATCGGGTGCAGCTTATGCTACAGAGGCGAGACGCCTTCAAGCAGAAACCCGTCAACCATAGCCGCACCATGCACAAATCCGTTATTCACGCGGCCGTCGCGATCACGCTTCTCGCAAGCGTGGCCGCAGACGCGCAGTCTTCTCTCCCCAAGGGCGACCGTCGAGTTGAGGGGGCTTATGAATCGCGAGCCCTGCACGCGCGGGTCATCCTCCTGGATTACGACAAAGGGATTGCCGCTGTCAGCGTGGCCGTGACGAGCAACGGATGTACGGGGTCAGTTGTGGGGCTCGCGGAGATGACCGACAACAAGCTCGTCATCAGTCCCTATGAAAAGCTGGAAGGTGGCGAAGCCTGCCAGGTGATCCTTGTAGACGGCAGCAAATCCTGGAAGAAGGTAACGGCCACCGACAATGGAAAGTGCAATGCCTATCACGGCGCCAGTTGCACTTGGGCCGGCCAGTCGGCGAAGAAAGTCGAGAAATGACAGGGCATTCCCGCATCATGCATAAATCGATACTTCAGGTGACCGCGCTCATGTTTCTTGGGGCTGCCGCGGCGAGCGCCCAGGTACCGTCCCTCAAGGATCAACGCCAGATGGAGGGCGGCTACGAGGGGGACTTCATGAGCGTGCGTGTCATCTTGATGGACCCCGGAAAGGGCGTTGCGGCAGCCAGTGTGGATGTCGGGATGAACGGATGCGGCGCAGTGGTTTCAGGCCTCGGCGAGATGACGGCAAGAAAGCTGGTCATCAGCCCGTATGAAAAATTGGAAGGCGGCGATGCCTGCCGGGTGACGCTGGAGTTTGACAAATCCTGGAAGAAGGTCGCAGCCTCTGACAACGGGCAATGCACGGCCTATCACGGCGTCAGTTGCTCTTGGCAAGGCCAGTCGGCGAAAAAGGTTCGGTATTGATTCATACGCGCACCAGGCAGCGGGCGGATTGGGAAAACGTGCCCCCGAAGCGGGGCAGGTGAGGCTCGTTTGCCAGAGCTGCTGGTGGTTGAGCGCGCCGATGCGTTGCGCATGTTGGATGCCTACGCCATCCAAAGGATGGACCCGGAAGTTCTGATCTCCTTCAAGAAAGGCGTCGCGGAGGTGGCAGGCTCATTCGACCATTGCGGCCTTGGCAATGCCTGGTACGGAAAGTACAAGAAGAGAAAGAAGTAGCGCCTCCTTGCCACGACGGCTCCAACCCCAATCAACCCGCCGCCGGCGGGTTTTTTCTTGCCTGGACACACCATGCCCGACTTCTTCTCATTCTTCGCAGACCCCCAGGCCCGCCGCCGGTTGATGGCGGACGCCATCGACGAAGACGATGACGCCGATGACGGCGGCACGCCTGGCGGCTTGCTGGGCTCTGCCAGCGACGACGCCGACACCCCCCTCGTCCTGGGCCTGCTGTCCGCGCCGAGTGCGCAACAGCGCCTCGCCAGAGGCCTGCTGGGCGATGACGACGGCGCAGGCCTGCCATTCGTGATGGACGAACCGCAAATGCAGTTCACCAAGCCCGTGCGGTTCTCTGCCCCTCAGGACACGTCGCCCTTCTCGCAACTGCTGAGGCAGATCTCGCTGCAGGACGTGACCCGCGACGACCGGGCGGCAGACACCGCCGGCGACAGCCCTCCGACGCCCCAGCAGTCGCAGGCCATGTTCCGGCAGATGGAGCGCGACGAGCGCCAGGCCACCGACACCGGTGCGACCGCCCTGGACTACCGCGACGACGACAACGGGCTGTTCGGTGCCGCGCTGCGCGCCGCCGGCGGCGACCGCCAGCGTGCGCTCGCCGTCCTCGATGCCTGGGCCGGCTCCGGCGGCTTTGCCACCGACCGCAACGGCAGCCCCGTTGTCAGCGACGGCCAGTCGCTGCCCTGGGTAGACACCGGCGCCCTGAGTGCCGACGCATTGGCCCAAGCGGCGCAGCGCGGTGCGCAGGTGCTTGGCGACAACGGCGCCACGACGCGGTCCAACGCACGGGACGAAAGCGCGGCCGAGACCCGGCGTGAGCTCGACCGCTTCGAGGCGATGAAGGAGCCGCCAACGCATCCCTTTCCCGTCGTGCCCGGCTCCGACCTGCGGGGGCGCAGGGAGGCCGTCAAGAAGGGCTACGGGTCGCGTTTCGAGATTGCACCGAACAGTGCCGCCAACGCAGCTGCGCCGGTTGGCGAGATTGGGTTTTTCAGCACGGTGGGTCAGAACAAGGATGCGATCGAGGACGCTGCCCAGAAGTGGGGTGTCAGCCCCGACCTGATCCGCGCCGTCATGTACATGGAGGAGTCGCACGGCTACTACGACAAGCCCTTCGAACGACTGGGCTTGAACAAATCGATCCAGCCCATGAACGTGCATCGCGTCTGGGGCGACTTTGCAGGCACGCGAGAGCAACTGCTGGATCCCACCTTCAACATCGACGTCGGTGCGAAGATACTTGCCGGCATCCAGGCCAATCTCGCGCCGCAGGACCGCACCGTCGCCAACATCGCGACGCTCTACAACAAGCTGGGTGCGGACAAGGTGACAGACTATGGGGCGCGTGTGAATGCCATCCACGAAGCCAAAGCTTGGATAAAAGAACCCCTCCGCTTCGACCAGGACCCGTCAACGCGACGGGTATGGCAGGCGTTGCCACTCAACAGCCTGCCATACTGATTGGCCAACTCCAGGCGGGCCGGGGAATCACGTTGGCCGCCCTCTGTTCAAAACCGTGGATCGAGCAATGAGTCTTGTGCGTCGCGTACTCTGGGTGGCCCTCGCCTTGGCGGCGGTGCTGGCGGCGGCTGTGGCATCGTTCATGGTGTCGGCGGCGTGGTCCCACAACCCGCAGAACGAGTTCCACGGCCCGGGGTCGGAAATCAACTGGCAGGGGTTGGGCTTCATCTGGGGCGCGTGGTTCGTCGTGACGATGGCCGTGCTAAGCGCCGTGAGCGGCGCCGTTGCCCTGTTGATCCAGCTCGTGGAGAAAAGGCTCGGTCAGCGGTGAAGCCCCTGACCGCGCGCCCTTGGTCCCCGACCCCGCCCCCGACCTCGAACACAACCCGCCTCGGCGATCCCCCGTCACGCCAGGCCATGGATCAAGAATGAGTGCTGCACGTCGCGCGTTCTGGCTCGCCCTGGCCCTGTCGGTGATGTTCGCATCGGCCATCCTGTGGATCGCCCTGCGCGAGAACTCTCAGCAAGAGTTTTACGGCTCTGAACTTGGCATCGCCTGGTGGGACATCTTCAGCCTTTGGTTCATGTCGTTCGCCTTGGCGTTTGCCGGGCCTGCCCTCGTGCTGATCGCCGTCAAGCTGGCCCAGATCGCCAAGCGAAGGCTGGGTGAACGGCCCGCCCGTTGACGGCACGCTGCTGATCCCCCTCAACACAACCCGCCCTCCGGCGGGTTTTTCTTGCCCGGACAACACCGCGCGCGTGACCGTGGTCCCGAGGATGCTTGGAAAGAAGAATCCCCCTCGGGACTAAGCCCTTGGGGGATCCATCAGCCAACTTGGTCGGGGTGGGACCGATTTCCACCTCTCGTACTTAGCGCCTTTCGGCCTGCCATTGACTCCGCACAACCAAGCCAGCATTTCCGGCGCCATTTCGCCGACGACTGAATTTTAGTCGCGGTACCACTTTCATCGTCCAGCCCGCCTCGCGCGGGCTTTTGTTTTGCAGCCCGCCTTGAGCGGGCTTTTTTCGTCTGGACATACCCATGAACACTCCCAATGAAGTCGACACCGCAGCCACCGCGGCCAGCTCCAGCCTCAAGGCCACCGTGGCCGGCGGCGGGCTGCTCAGCATTGGCGGCCTCACCTCGAACGACCTGGCCATCATCGGCGGCCTGCTGCTGGGCCTCGCGGGCTTCATGCTGCAGTGGTACTACCAGCGCCGCCGCGACCGGCGCGAGGAGGCCGAGCACGCGCTGCGCATGCAGGCGCTGATCGAAGAAGGCGAGGAGGAAGAGGAGGAAGAGGAGGAAGAGGAGGAAGAGGAGGGCGGCCATGACAAGCCCTGACCCCAGCACGCTCGCTCGACTGCGCCTGCCTGTCCGTTTGCCGATAGCCGCGCTCGCGCTCAGCGCCGCCGGCTACGTCGGCATCGTGGGCCACGAGGGCTACACCGACGGTGCCGTTCGCCCCCTGCCCACCGACGTGCCCACCTACGGGTTCGGCTCCACCACCGGGCCCGACGGCAAGCCCGTGCAGATGGGCGACCGCATCACCCCGCCCGCCGCGCTGCGCTTGAGCCTGCGCGAGATCCGCGGTGCCGAGGGCCTGCTCAAGGGCTGCCTCAGCGCGCCGCTCACGCAGGGCGAGTACGACAGCCTCGTGAGCCTGGCCTACAACGTGGGCCCCGGCGCCGTGTGCAAGTCCACCATGGTGAGCCTGCACAACGCCGGCCGCCACGAAGAAGCCTGCGCGCAGTTCGACCGCTGGACCTTCTTCCAGGGCCGCGACTGCAAGGACCCTTTGAACCGCTGCACCGGCCTGGCCAAACGCCGCGCCGCTGAGCGCGCGCAATGCGAGGGCAAGGCATGAATGCGCTGCTGCGCGTCGTTACGGCCTTGTCGCCCGCCGCCTGCCTGGCCCTCGTGCTCGCGACGCTGCTGGGCGTGCAGACCCTGCGCCTGGCCCACACCCGCACTGCGCTGGCCCAGGAGCGCGCTACCCGCGCCATTGAAGCCGCACAAGCCACCACTGCCGCCCGCGCCGAAGAGCAACGCCGCACCATCGCCCAACAGGAGATCGCCCATGCCGCCCAACAAGCCCAGGCCCATGCGGCTGCTGACCGCCGTGCTGCCGACGCTGCTGCTGGCAGCCTGCGCCAGCGCTTCGCGGCCCTTGCCGCCACTTGCCGTGCCGCCCCCGGCGATCCCGCCGCTGCCGCTGCAGGCCCGCCAGCCCCCACCCCCGCCGATCTGCTCGCCGACGTGCAGCGCCGGCTTGACGACGCTGCGGGCCAGCTTGCTGCTGCCGCCGACGACGCCCGCATTGCCGGGCTGGCCTGCGAGCGCAGCTATGACGCGTTGACGGCGAAGTAAGCCGGACGCGACCCTCGTGCGTTGTGTCAACACTTGAAAGACCGATATGAAATTTCTCTATGGCCTGTTGGGCCCCTTCAACCGACGACCTCGATGACGAAGAGGATGGGGCGCCGCGGGGGCTGCTGTCGGCGCCCAGCGTGCTGCCAGGTCAACTCATGGGGCTGCTAGGCTATGACGATGTTTTGCTGCAGGCGCGGCAACGGTCGGCGATAGACGAGGGTCAGCCGCTGCACCTCGGCCCTGACCTGTTGGCGGCCCCATCGACAGCAAGTGACCACAGTTTGCTCAACGCCGCTGAGCGCCTCGCCAACCCGCAGGCCTACACGAGCGTCGAAGGTCGCAGGGTTGTGGTGCAAGATGGCGACACGCTTTCGGGATTGGCCGGTACCAGCGACCCCGCGATGGTGGGCGCTGTCATGGCGGCCAACAACCTTGATGGCAGCGCGATACGCCCAGGGGACGTCCTCTTCCTTCCAAACAACGCAAGTGCCTATGGCGACAACGCCGTATCCGGCGACCGGTTGTTGGCGCGAGACAACGCAAGCCGGGCCATGAAGGCCGCATGGCAGGAGTCAGCGGAGCGGGCGCAAAGGCTGGGCCTGAGTGGTGGCGTGGACAGAGCGCCGGTTGATCCAGAGCTTGAGCGGTTTGCGGCAGAGTACCGCGCTCGCATCGACAGAGGCCCGCAGGCGTCGGCGTACGACCTTGCCGCGGAACAAGCGCGACAGCAGGCGAAACAAAAGGCAGGGACCACCATCGGCCTTGCGGCGGGTGGCCTCCTCACAGGCTGGGCCGCCGGCGCACAACTCGCGGGTGCTCCGGACAACGCGATCAATGACATCGGTGTGGCCAATGCAGGCCTCGTCACGTCCTTGGACCCGCTGGTGCGCTACTACGAGACAGTCAAGCCCAAGCCGGTTGACCCGAGATTCGACACTTCCGTAGACGGGTTCATCAACCCTGGCAAGCAATCGCGGCACGTGACAGGGACCAAAGACTATGAAAGCCGGCGCGGAAGCTATTTCGAGCAGGTCAGCGACGCACAGGATGTGCTGGAGGCCTACCAGAACGGGCAGGCCGTCGTGGTGGCAAGGGGAAATGACGGCGGGCCCATTGTTCGCGTTGACGGGGCCAAGGGGTTCAACCACAACCCACGTGCCGGCTATCCTGACCAGCCGACCAATCTGTTCTGGATCAAGGGCAGCTCCAGTGTGAGCGTCGTACCCGTTTCACCCACGAAAGGGCAATAGCGTGATTGATGTGAACGAGAGAAACGGGGTGTTCGTCAACTTGGCCCATGCCTGTCTTGGGCGGTTGAGCCCAAACGTTCGACGGGTGGATTTCGCGATGGATGCCTATCAGGCGTTCCGCGTCAGAGTCGTGCTTCGCGAGGAATCGCAGAATGACAGAGAAGAACTGAGAGAGGCCATGGAGGACTTCGAGGCATCGACGCGCCAGCCACCCTACGATCTTCCATTTGATGTGGCCTTGGAGATTCGAATCGACACAGACCCGCTCAGGTGGAGGACAGAGGATGACGGCTTCCTGGGCCTGTACTGGGAGAAGCAGGACTGATCCGGCGCGTGGAGCCCGGTCTTTGCCATGAGCCGGTTGGTGGCCGGTCAATGCGAGCAATCTGCTTGTCTTCAAGGATGGGAGTTGGACCATGAGCCCTGGGGCCGTTGGTTCCCCGCGGGTGCAGGGAGCGCCAATCCGGGTACTCCCTTTCCCATCGGCTGCAAGCGCACCAAGGAGGTGAAATGTCAGTCAATCTATGCGTGGAAATAGACCCGAGGCTTGGGTTTGAGGAAATGAGAGGTCTGTTCGAGGCCGCTGGATTTGTCGACATCGAACCTTATTACGACGTAAGCGTGGAAGCGACATGCCCGGGGTCTGGGATGGGCGTCTCCGCGGATCGCTACGACGGCTCAGAGGACTTGTTCGTGGAAGATGTCGATTCGCCGGATCGGTGGAAACTCGGAAGCCAGGTGACGTTCTTTTATCGGTTTGGTATGCCGGATGTCTGCAAAAAAGAAGTCGCCGACTTCTTGAAGGTGCTGTCTTCTGCAAGCCCTGCCTATTTTGTGTTTTCCTTCCAGCATGAGAATGTCTACGCGATACGTGACAGCGGAGGATTGCGATTTCTGGATGGGTCCGGCTACGAACAGTACCGCTAGGGTTTAGTTGCATGGGGTTGTTGACCCGAAAGTGGCCGGGAGACCATGACGTGACGAATTCACCGGGCGAATGGCCCGCCTTGGAGACCTACATCGCCGGGCCGGAAATCCTGGGCTTCGCCTTCGACTACCCAGCGCATTTCCTGGATTGCATCTCCTGGGGAGATCGGGACATCGATGCCGGAGGCGACGGGCACGCGTTGACCTTCCTGGACCGAGAGTCCGTCAGGACAGACCTGCAGTCCTTCGTCCGCAAGGCGACTTCTTCAAGCGCCTGGTGCCCTTCGCTCGGGGAGACAACGGCGACGCCTTGTTCTGCTTCGGCGGCCCTCGCGACCCAGCCATCTACGTGATCAACCTGGGCGACAGGCGCTTGCGGGCGCGATCCACAGGCTTCAGCGATTTCGTTGCCTTCATCAACGACTATCGACGCAATATGGACCTGCCGCCCTGGGATCCAGAGCGTTGAGCAACCCCTCACTCACCAACCCGCCTCGGCGGGTTTCTTCTTTTCAGGACACCTCACCATGAAATTCCTCGCCGGCCTGCTGGGCCCCGCCATCGATGACGATGAAGACGACGACCAGGGCAACGCGCCGCAAGGCCTGCTGTCGTCGCCGGTCGTGCAGCACGCCCTCGCCACCGGGTTGCTGGGTTATGACGGTGCCGCCGCGCAGCAGGCATCCGCCACCGGCTCCGGGCCCGACGATCCCCTTGACGCGGACGCCGTCTTCCCCGTGCCGTTCAACCCACTCGTCACGCTGCAAGGCATCCTGGGGCCGAACCACTTCATCGACAGCAATGCGGACATGCAGGAGCGGCGGCGCGACGTGCTGGCGGCACCTGCGGGCGGCGCGGCGGATGCCCCGACGCTGTCGCTGGGTGATGACGAGCTGGCGCGTGAAAACTACGTGCTGCGCAACAAGGCGCCGCCGCCAAGTCCTTTCGACCTGGAGCGCCAGTACAAGCGGGACAACGTCTCGCCGGCGGTGCCGCAGTTCGTTGACCACGGACGGCCGCAGGACGTCAGCACGCCATCCCTTGAGGTGCTGAACAGGATTGCGCGGGACGCTGGCCTCGACATTGGGCAACTGCAAGTCACCAGTGGCCCCAGAACGGCGGCTGAGCAGGCTGGAATCATGTACGGGCCGTTGGCGGCGAACAGGCCGCAGGATCTGGCTGACTACGGCAAACCTGGCCAAGAGCTGATAGGCATATTCAACCGGGGCAGGGCTGCGGGAGACTCTCCCCGCACGATCCAGGAAAAGATGGCCCAACGAGCGCAAGAACTGCTGGACCGGGACATCAGGGTTTCAAACCATATGGGAGACCCCAGGGAGCTGAATGTCTTTGACATCGGCCTGTCTTCAGTGCCCGCAGAAAAGCGGGAAGCCTTCCAGGCAGCATTGAACGCAGCCAAGGCCCGGGGTGATCTGCGCGAGGTCCTGTCACCCTACACGCCGACGAAAGATCCCCGCGCCTTTCATCTGGAGATTCACCAGCCCACCCTGCGTGCGAACATGAACACCGCGCTCCAGAACCAACTGTTCCGGCAGTGGGAACTCCAACGAATGAACGCCAACGAAAGGTAGATCCGCATGCGTCGTCTGAAGCTGTGCTGCTTGCTTGGGTTGCTGCTGCAAGCCCCCTTCGCCAGCGCCGACCTGGCTTGGCTGGAAGACCACGAGCCCAAGCCGCTGGCGACGGCTGCCTCAGCCCACAGGACGGAGGTGGGCTTTGTCAAGACAGCCTTTGGCGACAAGCGGTCCGAGCGGATCCTGAGCACCGCCGAACGCCTGTGGCCGGAGTTCAAAGTGGCCGCGGCCTGCCTGGGGTCCTTCAACGTGCCGGGCCATCAGGAGGCGGCTCTGGCGCTTGTGAAGGCCGATGCCAGCCAGGTGGTCTACGCGGTGTTCCTGAACGATACGCAGCCTGTGGTGCTGCTGGATCAGAAGGTGGACAGCAGCGCGCCCGCCGCGGCGCAGCGCATGGTGGGCATCCGCTGCAGGTCATGGACGTCCATCGAACGCAAGAACGCAGCGCTTCGGCAGCCGGGGCAGTCGGCGGGCGTGACGCGCAACACGTTGATGGATTCGGCCTGCGTGATGCCGCTGGACGCCGACCAGCCCGTCGCCTGCTACGGCTATGACCGCAAGCGCCAGGAATTCGCCAAGCTGGGCAGTTGGCCCAAAGAGTAGTGCCGGGTGGACCACCGGCCGTTCAACACAGGGAGGAGACGATTCACATGCGCCAACTGAAGAAATGCCTCTTGCTGGGGCTGCTGCTGCTCATCCAGGTCGCACGGGCCGATGACGAGTTCCCCACGTTGACGGAGCGCGAGGCGGCCCCGACGTTCGCGCTGATGCACGAGAAAGGCGTGGCCTTTCTCAAGAAGGCCGTGGGCCCGCAGCGGGCCGGCCGCATCCTGCTCTCCATCAAGGAGATGGGGTTCGACTACAAGGTCGTCGCCGGCTGCGTGGGCTCGTTCGATAAGCCCGGCGCAACCCAGGTGGCGCTGGGCCTGGCCAGAGACGACTCCCCCTCGTACCTGTACGTCGCCTTCCGCGACGACGCCAAGCCCGAAACGCTGGTTGAGCAGACGCTTCACTACGGTGACCGCGCCAACCTGGCGACCCGCCTCGGGGTGGACTGCATGTCATGGACGAGCATTGAACGCGGCAACTTCAACCCGCAACGTCTCAAGGGCGACCCCGTGCCCGTAGAGCGGCGTTCGTACCTGGATGGGGCTTGCGTGGACCAACTGGTCTCTGACCGAGGCAAGATGTGCTACCTCTTTGACAAGAAGAAGGGCGAGTTTGTCGCTGGTGGTGGGTGGGCGTGGGACTAG